GCAATCATGGGTTCAACAACTGCTGTACGTAACATGCGTAAGCTCAAGGACAGCAATGGCCAGTACTTGTGGTCACCTAGCCTAATCACCGGCCAGCCTGACACATTCGATGGCTACCGTGTTGTAGAGAATCCACACATGGCTGCTGTTGCAACTTCGGCTAAGTCGCTTGTTGCAGGTAACCTAAAGAGCTTTGTTGCTCGTCAGGTTGGCGGTATCCGTTTGGATCGTTCAGATGATTTCGCTTTTGCTGATGATCTGATTACGTTCCGCGCTACCTTGCGTATTGACTCTGGCCTAACCCAGTCAAGCCATGTCAAGTACTTTATTGGTAACGCTGCGTAGCCAATAAAACGAATGTAACCCCCGAAGGAGCGCAGGCCTTCGGGGGTTACTTATTTGTACCAGAATGTGTTTAGAATGGGGGAAACCTGCGACACAAAGGAATGCCCGTGGCAAAGTCCCGTTCTAAATATCATCCAGCAATTTCGGCAACTGACCCTATTAACATTGGCTGGACTAGCAACGCACCGTTTGCTACTACTGGTTATGGAATGCAAACAGCCCAAACCATTTCACGCTTCAAACGTGATGGTCATAACGTAGCTGTGTTTTCAAACTATGGCCTTGAAGGTATTACGCAAGATTGGGATTCAGGTTATGGGGATGTTCCCATTTACCCCCGTGGGGCTGATTTGTATTCTAATGATGTTGTGCCTGCACACATGCATGATTTTACGCAACGCAACCCAGAATTAGATCACATTCTTTTTACTCTCTATGATGTGTGGGTTTACAAGGGTGAACCGTGGGATCGTTGGAATGTTGCATCTTGGATTCCTATTGATCACATGCCTACACCGCCAGCAGTTTCAGCATGGGCTAGGCGCGACAACGTAACCCCTATAGCCATGAGCCAGTATGGGCAACGCATGTTAGAGAACGTTGGTATCCCAGCCTTGTATGTGCCACACGCTGTAGAAAAGGTTTTTATACCTACTGAATCTGTTAATGGTATTACTGGCCGTGACTACATGAAGTGCGGTGATGATGTTTTTGTTGTTGGTATGAATGCGGCTAATAAGGGTGTTATGCCTAACCGAAAAGCATTCGGTGAAAACTTACTTGCATTTTCTTTATTCGCCAAGAATAAAAAAGATGTAAAACTGTACATGCACACAGACTTTTTCGGGTCACTTGGCGGAATTAAAATGGCTGAACTTATTACAGCCCTTGGTATTCCGAAGGAACAAATAACATTCGTGGATCCGTATTTGTATCGAATGGGAATTGATCAGCAAAGCCTTGCCAGCATTTATACAGCAATGGATGTTTTGCTTGCTACTTCTTATGGTGAAGGTTTTGGCGTTCCTACGATTGAAGCGCAAGCTTGCGGTACGCCAGTTATTGTTTCTGACTTTGCAGCTTCCACTGAACTTCTTGGTGATGGGTGGCTTGTTGATGGTCAGCCTTTATGGGATGCGCCACAGTCGTCATTTTTTCAAGTGCCTAGTGTTGCCGGTATTGTTGCGGCTTTGGAAGAAGCGTATGCGCGTGGGCGTGGCCGTTCACAAAAAGCTATTGATTTTGTTTCAGCTTACGATGCCGATACGGTGTATAACGAACATTGGAAACCTGCATTGCAAGTTTTGCGCAAGAAGTCACAGGAACGCGCCTAAGCCATGCAAATAGGTTGGTACACACATCACATCACTAGAGACCTAGAAACGGCTGTAAAGCCCGCTGTGGGGCAGGAACACCTATTTACGGGTAAGTTTGCTGGTGGTGCTGAAATGTCAGACTATGAATATAAAAAACATTGTCCTAAAGATTGGGACATTGTGACAGTCACACCCGATAGTTTCGACAAGTACGACATTAACGCCTTTGATTCTGTTGTTGTGACCGGAACTGACATGTTCAATGATCAGCAACTATTTCGATTATCTGAATATGAACCCATGGTATTTGTTCACCATTTGCAAACACCGCGCCAGTCTTTGGCAGCCCTTATTGCAGGTAGTCGCTTGTTTGTTACCCATACACCGCGCCACATGTTGTTAGAAACTTTATGGGCTAACCCAAAAAGAACAGCACAAGTTTTAAGTTGCTTTGATACGTCAAACATTAAGCCAGGTGAAAAAGAACATTTTGCTTTGTGGGCTGCACGTAATCACCCATTGAAGGGACAACTTCACGCCGAAATGTGGGCGGCTAAAAAAGGAATTAGTTTAGTTTCATTAACTAACATTGAACGCGAAGAAGTCTTAAAAGAAATGAGCTATGCAGAATGGTTTGTTCATTTACCTTTGGCGTTTGAAAGTGAATGTCGCGCTGTCATGGAAGCGGTGTTGTCTGGATGTAAGTTAGCGGTTAATGACAATGTAGGAATTACAAGCGTTACTGACTGGGATGATCCAGAACATTTGCGCAATATGATAGATAAGGCCGGTGAAACGTTTTGGCGATTAGTCCAGAAATGAACAAAATTATTACCCTTGTTCCAACTAGGGGTAGGCCTGAAAATGCGCTTCGCCTTTTAGAAGCAATAAAAGAAACAGCTGCTTTAACTGATTTAGTTTTTTGTATTGACGATGACGAAAAAGAACTTTATGCAGGTGTGTCTGAAGCTTGTAAAAATCTTGATTGGGCACAAGTAGTAGCCGCGCCACGTATGGGCTTAAATGGAACTTTGAACCATTGGGCAAACTACTATGCACCCGAATACCGTTTTGTGTGTTTTATGGGTGACGATCATTTGCCTAAAACTGGTGATTGGGATTTAGATTTTGCTATTGCTATTGGTAAAAATTTAGGTATCGCTTATGGTGATGATTTGATTCAGGGCGAGAATCTACCAACTGCTGTGTTTATGAGTGCCGACATTATTAACCGTTTGGGATTCATGTCACCGCCAGAACTTAAACATTTGTTTATGGATAACTTTTGGAAACATGTTGGATCTGAACTAGGTAATCTTAACTATTTACCTGAAGTCATTATTGAACATATGCATTACACCGTAGGCAAAGCTGAACATGATGAACGCTACCAAGCAGTAAATAACGCTGAAATGCATTTGCATGATGAACAAGTTTTTGCGCGATATGTTCAGGAACAATGGCCAACAGATTTAGCAAAGTTGAAAAGCAATGATTGAAAGACTGCGCCCTAAGTGGAGCGAAGAAGAACTAAAAGTTATTTATGCCAAACCACATGATCATGTTCGTTTTGGACGTGACCATTTGCTTCGCGTGGAAGTCACACAGCAAATTGTGAATGACATGGTGCGCCTAACTAATGCCGAATCAGCTGCTGATCTGTCATCCGGCAATGGAACACTGCTAACTAACACACCAGTTAGAACCAAGTATTTCGGGGACTTCGCGCCAGGCTATGAATTCACTGGAGCTATTGAACAAACTATTCACCAAATACCAAATGTAGATTTATTTATTCTTTCCGAAACATTGGAACATGTAGATAATCCAGTTGAAGTACTATCGCTTATTCGACAGAAATCGAAAGCCTTAGTGTTATCTACACCTGTTGGATGTTTCCATGATTCAAACCCTGAACATTATTGGGCTTACGATCGTGAAGGCGTACAAGACTTATTGCGTGAAGCTGGTTGGACACCAAATGTTTATAACGCTTTAGATACAACAGTCTTTAATAATCCTTACGTATTTGGAATGTGGGGCTGTCTATGAAAATTTTAATTACTGGCCACATGGGTTTTGTTGGCCGCAACTTTATTAAAGCCCTTGGTGAGAAACATGAAATTGTTGGCATTGACATTAAAGAAGGTAACGACTGCCGCGACTTCTTCCGGTATCGCCGCGACCATTTCGACTTAGTAATTCACTTGGCAGCCATTGTTGGTGGGCGCGCAACTATTGAAGGTGAACCTTTAAAAGTAGCAACAGATTTATCTATTGATGCAGAATTTTTTAACTGGGTATCTATAACTAAACCAACTGATGTTGTTTACTTTTCAAGTAGTGCAGCTTATCCAACTGTTTTACAAGAAGGTATGGAATACAAGCTTAGAGAGCGCGACATAAATTTAGAACGTATCGGCAACCCTGATCTTACTTATGGCTGGGCAAAACTAACTGGCGAAATGTTGGCCGAATTTGTGACAGATTCAAACATGTATGTTTTCCGCCCGTTCAGTGGTTATGGATCTGACCAAGATAATTCTTACCCTTTCCCTGCTTTTATTGATCGTGCTTTAGCCAAAGCTGACCCGTTTGATATTTGGGGCGATGGTGAACAGGCCAGGGATTTTATTCACATTTACGATATTGTTGATGCTGTTTTATTTCATGTGGAAAATAAAATTGTTGGCACATTTAATTTATGCAATGGTGTTGGAACTACATTCAATGAGCTAGCAAAAATGGTTTGTGACTTAGCCGGATACAGTCCAGAATTTAGACATAACTTAGATGCGCCTGAAGGTGTCCGTTATCGCGTAGGAAACCCGTATCTAAGCCACTCAATTTTTCAACCTAAAACAAGTCTGACTCAAGGAATTTTAAAAGCCTTAAGTGAACGCGCACAAGCGGTAGAATAATAAAGACTTTCTAGGAGCAATTTTGGCTATTACAAATGGTTATGCAACGCTGGCACAAATAAAAGCCGCGCTACGTATTACAGATACTGTAGATGATGCACTGCTTGAAATGGCCGTTGAATCAGCTTCACGTGCTATTGATGGTTTCGCTAGTCGCTATTTTTATTCAACAGGAACGGCCACGCGCCTTTATGTTGCTGATGATGCTTTAGTTACACACATTGACGATCTAGCCGGAACTGCAATTGTTGTTGAAACTGACCCTATGCTTGATGGCACATGGGCTAATACATGGACTAGCACCGACTACCAACTAGAACCCCTTAACGGTGTTGTTGATGGATTGCCAACTTCATACACACGCATTAGAGCAACTGGAAACTATTTGTTCCCTACGTGGGCTGGCCAGGCATTAGTGCGTGTCACTGGTGTATTCGGCTGGGCAACTGTACCTAATGCAATTACTCAAGCTTGTGTTATTCAAGCCAGTCGTATTTTTAAACGTTTAGATTCGCCACTGGGTGTTGCAGGTTTTGGTGAATTGGGTGCTATCCAAATTACCCGTGAACTTGATCCTGACGTTGCGCAACTTGTTGAACCCTATGCCCGTAAGCGGTACTTTGCATAATGGCTTTAATCTCTGAACTTCGCCACGGTATCGGAACTAACCTAGCCACCATTTCTGGGCTACGGGTTTCCGATTTGCTACCTGATCAGCCTAATCCGCCAGTAGCAATTATTAGCCTAGATAACGTTAGTTACGATAAGGCTTTTCATCGTGGCCTACATAACTACACATTCAGTGTTTTAGTGCTAGTAGGGCGTGTCAGTGAACGTACAGGCCAAACTTTGCTAGATTCTTACAGCTCACCTACAGGAACTGCAAGTATCAAATTAGCTATTGAATCTGACCGTACACTAGGTGGTAAAGCTAATGATGTTCTGGTTGAAGGTATGCGCGCATACTCTACAATTAGTATTGGTGATGTAAAATACTTAGCAGCGGAGTTTGTCGTTCTCTGCTATGCAGACTAAATAGGAGCAACAACACATGGCTAAATTTGCAGCCACTGATCATAAGATCACAATTAACGGAACTAACCTTTCAACTTCGCTTAATAGTGTTGAATTGGCTTTGGAATCTGACGATCTAGAAACCACTGCATTTGGTGATAACTTCCGTCAGCGCATCGGCGGCCTAAAGACTGGCTCACTTACGCTTTCATTCCTTCAGGACTTCGGCGCATCATCAGTAGATGCAACACTGTTCCCACTTTGGAACACCATTGCAACTGTTGTTATTACGCCAACTTCTTCAAGCGTTTCAGCAACTAATCCTTCATACACTGCAACATGTCTTGTAAATTCTTACACGCCATTTGCAAGTTCTGTTGGTGACATTGCTACATTCTCTGTAACTTGGCCAACTTCCGGAACTGTTACAAGGGCTACTGCATAATGAAAATTAACCTGCGCGTTACTTACGCCACTGGCGAAGTAAAAGATGTAACGGCTACTGCGCGTGATTTGGTTGCTTTCGAGGATCACTTCACGCGCAGTGTCTCTAAACTAGAAACAGATTTTCGCATTACCGATTTGCTTTGGCTAGCCTGGCATTGGTTGCACCGCACAAATGAAACAACTAAATCATTTGAAGAATGGTGTGATGACATTGAAGAAATCGCTGCTGGGGATGATGACCCAAAATAGTTGGCTTAGGTGATTCAAGCCAACATTGGTTTATCGCCTATCTAGCTTGTGAAACTGGTATTGCACCAAACGTTTTGATGAATGAATCTGAACGTATGCTTTTTACTATGGGCATGTATCTTCGGTGGCGTAATAGTCAGAATGGGTAGCAATGGCAGTTAATAAAAATGTTACTGGCCGCGCTGGTGGTGCTGCTATTTCTGTTGAAGTGTTGGGCTTGCAAGAAGCGTTGAAACGTTGGGCTGCTTCTGACCCAATGTTTAATAAAGAAATTCGTGCTTCTTCAGTCAAGCTAATTCAGGAAATTGTTACTGAAGTGCAGACTGCCGCAACCTATGCGCCTAACCCTAGACAGGCCACTGAAGCTGCACGTGGCTTTAGGGCGCGCCCTGACCGTATCCCTGTTATTCGACTTAATGGAGCTGGTAACTTTGTTAGCCAATCTCGCCCTAACCGGAAGCGCAGTAAGAAGGTTACACGCGGTGATGTGTTCTTTGGTGCTGAATTTGGTTCTGATCAATATAAACAATTCCCTGAACGCACCCCTAAATTGGGCGGTGGCAATAGGGGCAACTTCTTTTGGCCAACTATTGAAGGCATGGGCGATACCATTTCTAAGCGGTATTTAGAAGCAATTGACCGAATTCTTGGGAATCTTGAAAGAATGTAGTTGCAATTTGTATAACACCTGCTTATTATGTAGGTATGTACGCAGTTAAGTGGCTATCAGTCAAAGACAATAGGCCAAAGAAGTTTGCCCAAACGTGGCAACAACTGGTGCGCATTTTGTCTTTCCATGCTGAATCTGAAGATAAATATAAGGGTTACCTTTACAGCCCTGTTGAATATTTACCAGGTGCTTCACGCGGTAACAAGAACGTTGTGAACGTGAACGCTTTTGTAGCTGACCTAGACGGCGAAGAACTAGCCGATACGCTTTCACGTATCAAAGGTTTTGAATACATTGCCTACACAACTTACAGCCATAGTAGCGATGAACAGCATTGGCACATTGTTATTCCGTTTGCTGAACCAGTACCTAGCCACCAATGGTATTCAGTGTGGAAACAAATGCACGACTTTTTGGGCATTGTTGGTGACCCACAAACAAGCGATCCTGCCCGTATCTTCTTTGCACCACAACATGCACCAGGTAACGAATTTGAAGTTATACGTGGTCACGGTGAAATCATGGATGCGCCAGAATTCCGATACACCGACAGGCCACCAGTTACTGTTAAGACTTCACGCGAACCGCAACGATCCTTTATGGATTGCACCTGCACATTAACTACACGTTGTCCTAAATGCATTGTTGATTTTCAAGATGTTGATTTGTCTAGGTACAATGGACTAAGCACAAAAGAAATGCGCGCCGACATGCGCCAAGAATTTTCAACACTTATGGAGTCACATTGGCAACAGCAGGGCGTTCATTCGAAGTAAAATTCACCGGCGATACTTCAAACCTAACTAAGTCTTTTAAGCAACTTGAAAAAGGTTCAGGTGTTTTAGGTAAAACATTTGGTGGAATTAGCAAAGCAGGAACAGCAGCGTTTGCTGCAATTGGTATTTCTTCAGCTGCTTCAGCATTGGCAATTGGTGTTAATTCTGTAAAGGCTGCTATTGCTGATCAGGAAGCGCAAAAGAAACTTGCGCGCACTTTACAAAATGTTACTAATGCTACTGATAGCCAAATTGCAAGTACTGAAAAATGGATTTCTTCCCAACAGTTTGCTTATGGTATTTCAGATTCAGTTTTGCGCCCTGCTTTAGAAAATCTTGTTCGTGCTACTGGTGATGTTGGCAAGGCGCAAGAAATGATGGCATTAGCGCAAGATATTGCAGCTGGCACAGGTAGAGATTTGACTGCGATTACTTTAAGTCTTGCTAAAAGTTATGGCGGTAACTTTGCTGCATTGTCAAGGCTTGGCATTGTCATTCCTGACAACATTAAAAAATCTAAAGATTATGGCAAGGTTACTGAATACCTGAACGGGCTGTTTAAGGGACAAGCGGCAACGGCTGCTAATACCTTTGCTGGCCGTATGAAACGTTTGGGTGAACGTGTCGGTGAGTTGAAAGAAACTATTGGTGCATTACTGTTACCAGTTTTGAATGATCTTTTCGATTTCATTGATAAGAACGTTATCCCTGCTGTTGAACGTATCGCTGATGCGTTTGGTAAGTCTGCTGATGATGGCGTTAAAACACTTGTTGGTGAAGTCCGTAATCTTATTGGTGGCCTTGAAGGTGCAGCAAAGAATGTTTATTTAGTAATTCTTGCTATTACCAGTATCAAGATTTCAACAGCAATTGTTCTTGGTTTGCGTACAGCTTGGATTGCTGTTGCTACTGCTGAAGGTGGTGCTGCTACTGCATCAGTTATTGCTGCTGGTGTTATTAAGCGCGCTATGGCAAGCACCGGCATTGGCCTTCTTATCCTGGCTATTGGTGGCGTTGTTGCCGCTTTGATGGACTCAGAAATCGCTGCACGCAACATGGGCGATACCATGACCACTGAACAAAAAGTTGCCACTGTTGGCTTTACACAAATGCGTTATGCAGTCGGTGGAATCATTCCTGAAATTGATGCGGCAGCTTTGGCCGCTACACGTTTAGGTGATGCAGCTGATGATGCGGCACGCCGTGTTGCTGTGGCCACTGGCCGTAAAGCAACTACCGCTGCCACTAAAACAAAATTACCTAAGACACCTAAAACTAATGTTGGCAAAGCAACTAAAGACACTAATAAGTTTGCTGATGCACAAAAAATGGCTGCTGATGTTGTAGCGAAACTTAACACGCGCCTTGAAGATTTGCGCGGAAAATTGGCTACCGCTAAAGATGCTTACGCAACATTTGCTTCTAGTGTCGCTGATTCAATCCGTTCAACTTTGAACTATCAAACAGCGTACGAATCAACTGGTGGTTTTATTAAGGGCTTGGAAGATCAAGCACGTAATGCAATTAACTTTGGTTCAAAGATTGCGCAACTGATTTCTATGGGTTTGAATGAGTCTGCAATTAATCAAATTCTTACTGCTGGTGCAGATACTGGCACAAAGATTGCTGATGAAATTCTTGCCGGTGGTGCTTCAGCGATTACTAAGGTTAATGATTTAACTAAGGCCGTTGATTCTGTTGCTGTGAATGTTGGCAAGGTTGGTGCAACGCAGTTTTATCAGGCTGGTGTTAGCCAGGCGCAGGCCATGGTTGATGGTTTTGTTAGTGCGCTTAAAAAGGCTGGTTTTGGTTTTGTTGATGGTCAGGTTGCTTTGCCTTCTAAGTTGGCAAAGGGACTTGAAAAAGGCAAACTTACTAAGGCGCAGCAGAAGCAACTTAGCGGAATGTTGGGCAAGGGTAAGGGTCTAGAAACTTCTAAGATTGCTGCGCAACAGTATCAGGTTCAAGCTAATCCAACAGCATTCCCTGTTACACCAACTACTACAACTGTTGTTAATAACATTACTGTTACTGCCGGTGTTGGTGATCCTGTTGCTATCGGTAAGCAGGTAGTAGATTCTTTGGTTGCGTATCAGAAGAAGAATGGCGTTATTCCTGTGAAAACTAAGACGGCGTAACAATGGCATTATCTGCGAACGTTAAAGTTTATTTAGGGCTAGTAACTAACTACTACGACACCGCGCCTACATGGTCTGAAATTACTTCTTATGTTGAAGAAGTTGAAATTGATCGTGGCCGTAATGATGTGAACCGGCCTTTTGATGCTGGCACTGCAAACATTCGACTGAATAACCGCACGCGCCTTTTTGATCCTAATAATTCAAGCGGTACTTACTATGCTTATTTTGGTAAGCGTTTGCAGTTGAAAATTGAAGCAACTTATGGCGCGACTACGTACCCAATGTTTCGTGGTTGGGTAGCTGGTTGGCCGCAAGATTACCCTGAAGATGCAAAGAACAGCATTGTTAATTTACAAGCTTTCGACATTATGGGATTGCTTGCACTAACTGAACTTGGTGATAATGCCCTTGATATTAAGTATTCACAATATTCTGCATGGTGGCAGTTAGGCGATGGCACTTCAACAAACATTGCAGATGCTACTGGTAATGGGCGTAATGGTATTCAATATGGTGGAACAGCACCATTAGTGAATGGATCTGCTATTGTTCCTGGTAATTCAAAATTATCTTCTATTGGTAGTTTGAATTACATTGCTGTTTATGCACCGCCAACAATTGCTGCCACTACTCATAGTTTTTCTATCGCAAGTTGGATTAAAACAAGCTCTTCAACAACAACTGCTGCTGCTTTACAAATAAATGATTATGCTGGAACAAATAAATTTTTAATATTAATTGGCGATAATAACAATACGATTTATTTATATAGAAGCGGTACTGAAGTTTATGATACTGGTTTTAAATATGCTACAAATACTGTTTATCACATTGCATTCACTTATGATGGAAGCACTGGAATAGGTAATGTTTATATAAATGGTGCATTGACATTAAGCGTTTCTTTAGGAATTCTAACTTCTACTAATAGTCCAAGCATTCTCTTTGATAATCAAATTTCATTTTCTCATTTAATCTATGATCAAAGTACTGCATGGAATCAAGCAGAAGTTTCAAAAATTTATCAGGCAGGTTTAGTAGCAGTTGAAGAATCTGCTTCAACACGTATTGATAGATTACTAGATTTGATTAATTTTGATAATTCAACTTTTGAAAATTTAAGTAACAAAACAACTGCTGAATGCTATAACTTTAATTTCAATGGAAGTTTAATTGATGCTATCCAAACGGCAGCTGATACTGAATGGGGCTATCTTTTCGCTGACCGTGCAGGAAAACTAACTTTGCTTGATCGCTATTTTGAAAGTACTGAAACAACTTCAAAGAATGTTCAAGTTACTTTTAGTGATCAGGCAGACATTGCTTATAATGATTTGTCTTTTGATTATTCTGGGGATGACATTATTAACCAGGCTATCGTCACTACTGGTTCTGATGTTCAAGCACTTATTGGTAACACTAATTCAATTAATAGTTATTCGCGCCGGTCACAAACTGTTTCAACTGTTTTACAGACACAAGCAGAAGCTTTTAGTTTGGCTAAGTTTCTTATTGGTTCTAAACCCAATGTTTCTTATGCCGCTTCTGATTTTACTGTTAAGCCTGAACGGAAACCTGCTATTTATTATCCTGCTTTGCTTGGGTTAGAAATTGGGCATAAGGTTCAAATTGTACGCAAGCCTATGGGCATTGGTTCGAACATTACTTTTACAGGTATTCTGAATGCTGTAAAACATAAGATTACACCTAGTGATTGGGATATTGTTCTTTATGCTGCACCAGCTACACAAGCAACAGGATTCTTTACACTAGATGTATCAGCACTTGATGGTACAGACGTTTTAGGATACTAGGGGAAACAATGGCAGGTTCAGGAATTAAATCATTCACAAGCACTGTTTTAACTTCAAGTGATGTGAATAATTATTTAATGCAACAGTCAGTTATGGTTTTTGCTAACGCCACTGCGCGCACTACTGCTTTCACTACTGCTGGTGTTACAGCTAGTGAAGGCATGGTTTCTTATCTGACTGATAATAATCGTTGTGATGTTTATGATGGTGCTAACTGGCAACCTATCCCTATTGGTGCGTGGCAAACTTGGTCACCAACTATTTCAGGTGTCACTGTATCCGGCACATGGGCTGCTGCAAATTATGTACAGATTGGAAAGACAGTACATTTTTACGCACGCTTCAATTTAACTTCAGCGATTACAGGAACTGGTTTAACTATTACTTTGCCTGTTACTGCTGCTGCTTCTAACTTTCAACCAGCAACAGCTGTTTCTACTGTTACTGGTACTTTGTATCCTTTGGTTGGCCGTTTCAATAGCACTACACAAGTTACTTTTTATGCTCAAAACATTTCAACAACTTATCTACGTTTATCAACTATTGGTGCAGCAGTCCCTGCAACTTGGGCTTCTGGTGACAACTTCACTATTTCGGGAACTTACGAGATTGCCTAATGTATAAATTTATTTGCGAAACTGTCGATTGCATCAACCACACTAACGAAACATTTTTTGAAGAAGCCACTGAATATATTTGGTGTCCTGAATGTCAAAGTGCTTCGAAGCGTATTGAAATTGAATCGGTAGAATAATTACATCACCTGCGCATTAGAACTTTTTAGGAGCAGGAATGAAGAAGGCACAAATTAAAGACATCATTACACGCATGGTTGCTGTGATCGTTGCATCAGTAATGGGAACTATTGGTGCTGGTGCAGTTATTGGTGTTGAGTTGTGGAAGTCAGCTAGTATGGCTGCCGTTCTTGGTGTCGCTATTGTTGCTGAATCTTTGGCACGTGCTTTTCTTGCTGATGGCAAACTTGATACTGAAGAAATTAACGATTCTTTCGGTAAGGCTAACGGCAAAAAATAGGCATGAAGTCAT